AATAGTGGACGTATTGATATCTACGACAAATATGCTAATAACTGGGTGTTCAGCGAAAGTCTAACAAGATCAAATCCAGTAACACCTGCCGGCGAATTTGTAGTAGGCAATACTTACTCAATATTAACATTGGGAACTACTGATTTTACTCTTGTTGGTGCTAGTTCAAACGCTATTGGGGTAACCTTTACAGCAACCGGCGATGGAAAAGGAACTGGTACTGCGGCAATAATTACTAACGAATCTGGAATTGCAGACGGATACGGCGCTGGACTGGCTGTTGGCTCAAACCATATTTTAGTAGGTGCACCGTTTGGCATAGATCAAGGCCTAACCTCTGGACGTGTTTATGATTACGGAAAAGTTCAAGGCACTAATTCTTGGAATATTATCCATAGCGAAATTGATAAACCCGATGTAACAAAGATTAAAAAAGCATTCTTATATAATCGTGTATTAGGCACATTGTCAACTTATATAGATATTATTGATCCTGCACAAGGAAAAATTGCCGGCCCAGCGGACGAAGAAATTAAATTCAAAGCATTTTATGATCCTGCAACCTATACAGTTGGCGACACAACTGTAAATGTAAATGCCGGTACAGCATGGACTGATGATAAAGTTGGAAAGTTATGGTGGGATCTGAGAACAGCTAAATTCTTAAATGCTTACGAAAATGATCCAGTATATAAAAACACTAACTGGAATACACTAGCCACTGGTGCAAGTATTGATATTTACGAATGGGTAAGTTATAAACAATTACCTGCGGTCTGGGATAGCCTAGCCGATACACCTGCAGGAATAGCACAAGGAATAAGCGGAACAAGTTTATATGGTAATACGGTTTATAGTGTAAAACAAACATATAATACTGCAACACAACAATTTAAAAATACATATTATTTCTGGGTTAAAAATAAAAAATTCATTCCTAATGTACCTGGCAGAAATATGGCTGCTCAAGACGTTGCTAGTCTAATAGCAAATCCAAGAGGACAAGCATACACTTATCTTGCACTGACCGGTCCTGGTAGTTTTAGTTTAGTTAATGCTAAGTCTTATTTAAAATCAGACGAAGTGGTTCTAAGCGTAGAATACTGGACAGGACAAAAAACAGATCAAAATATTCATAGTCATTGGAAAATGGTTAGCAATGATCCGACAACATATATTCCTCCAGTAATCGAGCAAAAATGGATTGATAGTTTGTGTGGAAATGATACTGCCGGAAGACTAGTTCCCGATCCATCGTTACCTGTTAAGTTACGCTATGGTATTGAAAATCGTCCTCGTCAAGGAATGTTTGTAAACAGATTTGAAGCATTAAAAGAATTTGTAGAGCTTGCAAATATCATATTATCTGAAAATCAAATTGCAGAAAATTATAGCTTGAAAAAATTAGAAAGTTACGATCCAGTTCCAGATTCAACTTTAGGTTTATATGATGTAACATATGATACAGTTTCTGAATTGAGTTATGCAAGCATTACTAATTTTGTACAACCAGTAATAATTCCTAATATTTCAGACGGAAAAATTATTGGAGTAACAATTACTACATCTGGTAAAGGTTATGTAACTGCACCTTATCTTAATGTATCTGGTTCAGGAACTGGTGCAGTATTAAGAACAGTTCTTAATGCAAAAGGTCAAATTACTGGTATAACTGTATTATCTAGCGGAGAAGGTTACGGAAGCGATACTACTTTATCGATACGAAGTTATTCAGCTTTAGTTACTAGTGATGCAGATGCTAATGGTAATTGGAGCATTTATACATATGATACTATACAACAAACATGGACTCGTACATTAACACAAGCATACGATGTTAGAAATTATTGGAGTTACGCTGATTGGTACGGATCTTATACTGATACTACAGGAAAAGTACTATTCACCGCTTCGCAATTTGTAACAGCAGATTTTTCTGTTGCTACAATTAGCGATTTAAATTCACTAACACCTAATATTGGAAAAACTGTTAAAGTTAGAACAAGCAATTCTGGTGGATGGACATTATTGTACAAATACGCAGAATCTTCAAGTGTAGATTGGACACAAAGTTATGCGGTGGTAGGATTACAAAATGGTACTATAAAATTAAGTAGCAGTTTGTATAATTTATCTGGCACATCTTTAGGTTTTGATAATGCAATTTATGATGCATCCGAATATGACTTGGTTGCGGCAACAGAATTAAGAATTATTTTAAACAGTCTTAAGAACGATATCTTTATTGGAGATTTAAACGGATCATATTTGGATTTATTCTTTGCTAGCGTACATTATGTACATAGCGAACAGCCGTATGTTGATTGGATATTTAAAACAAGTTTTGTAAGAGCTCAGCATAATGTTGGCGGATTAAACCAACCGGTAACTTATAAACCTGATAATCTTGCAAACTTTGAAGATTATGTTAATGAAGTTAAACCATATAAAACAAAAGTAAGAGAATATATCAGTAACTACGACAGTATAGATCCTGCACAATTGCCTATCACTGATTTTGATATGCAACCGTTCTACGATGGTACTAAAATGTCCTTGATAGAAGTTTATGCACAACAAGGAAAAATTATTGCAGAAAATCCAGCAATACAAAATTATCCATGGAAATTTTGGTTAGATAATGTTGGATTTATAGTTACTGAAATTAAATTAACTAGTGGTGGTAGCGGTTATGTTACAGAACCTCAAGTTATTATTTCAGGACTTAGTGGATCTGGTGCAACAGCTCGTGCATTTATTAGTAATCAACAAGTTAATAGAATTGTTTTATTAACTTCTGGTAGCAATTATTTAGAAGCGCCAACAGTTACCATTAAAGGAGGAACAATCCCGACAGGTGTTCCTGCAACTGCAACAGCTATTATTGGCAACGGTGTTGTTAGATCAAACTATATTGGAATTAAATTTGATAGAGTTGATCAAAAATATTACATAACAAATTTAGAAAAAACTGAAATATTTACTGGTACAGGTAGCCGTTTACAGTTCCCATTAACATGGGGTCCAGATTCTAAAATAGGAAAAAGCACTGTAACTATAAATGGTGTACTTGCATTAAGGGACGGATACACTCTAAATATTGCTTCAAGTACAGCAAAAGGCTACACAACTTATTCAGGAACAATTACGTTTACAACTGCTCCATCAAAAGGCGCAAGTATTGTGGTTGTTTATAACATTGACGAGTCATTATTATCTGCAACTGATCGTATACAATACTACTATAATCCAACTACTGGAGAGTTAGGTAAAGATCTTGCACAATTAATGACTGGTATCGACTATGGTGGTGTAATAGTAAATGGATTAGGATTTGAAATATCTCAAGGATGGGATAGTGTTCCATTCTACTCAGATAAATGGGATACTTATGATCCTGCTTATACAGATTATGCAGTTGTAGTGGATGCAAATACACACATATTTACATTGCCTTATACTCCAACAGCTAATACTCAGCTAAACATTTATAGAACAGCAAATAATGTTGATTCTTATTTGTCAGACGGTGTTACTAAAACTTATTCTTATGATATACACGATGTAAGTCCTTATGTTACTGTATCCAATACAACAAAAACTAAAGGAGTTAATGTTGCATTTACATCTATAAATGTTGTATCAGGTGTATTTGGAATTATTTTAACAGTAGCTAGTACTGCAAATATCGCAGTAGGCATGACTGTAACTGGTAATGGGTTTGTTAGTGGGCAGACAGTTGTTGCTATACAAAATTCTACAACAATTACTTTAAGTGGTCCTCCTGATAGTCAACCAAGCGGCACATTAATTTTTACACGTAATATTGCTGGAAGTTCAACATTGACTGTTTCTAGTATAGCAGGTGTACGTGTAGGAGATACTATTTCTACAGCCGATCAAAGTTTATCTTTATTTGTAGAAGGCACAACGGTAAAATCAATATCAGGTACAACTGTAACATTAAGTTCAATATTGTATTCTGACATTCCAGATTCTACTTATGTAGTGTTTACAAGAACATTAGTACAGCCTACAGATGTAACTATTTCTACAGCTGGCACAATTGAACTAACAAATTTATCTAACAGTGGTATTATTTCTGGAAGTACAATTAGTATTATTGGAAAATTAAATCCAATAAGATTAGATGATCCTAATTATAATATTGCTCCATACTTTTCACAATTAATTGAGGCAAATGCTTATGATACTGCATTTAATTCTAATTTCCAAAGTTTACTAGTTGGACTTGCAATATTAAATCATATTAACACATACAGTTATAAAGTATCAGAAACTGTAGCGTCGATTAATGCATTAGCAGAATCTATTAGTAGCTTACCTGCTATAGCAGGTAATTCTGCAGCCGAAGCAATTATTGACACTAATACTGCTATTATAACAAATATTATTAGCGGCGGAGTAGTCCCACAACCAGTGTTCAGTCCATTAACTTCGACATCTCAAGGACAAATACATGCGGCTACTTTGTTAAATGATAATATTCCTTTTATCCAAGCAGAGTTAGTACAGTATATTACTAATAATCATCCAGGCATAACTTATAATGTTACTGATTTTCAAACAAGAATACAGTACATTGTATTAAGTTTGTGTTATGATTTGACTTATGGCGGTAACAGAGAATCTGTATATAGTGGTATACAATATTGGATTTATAATAACAGTATTCCTTTTATACAACCTAGTGTTTATTGGAGCGGAATATTTGGCTATTTGAATACAATAGCTCAAAATATTATTACTAATACAACATTTACAAGATTACAAACACATTTCTTCCAGTATACAAACAATTCGTTGTCTGGAGGTAGTACTGCCAGTTCAAGTATATCTTCTAATATTACTACTATCACTTCTATTGTTAGTGGATCATTCTATCCATCAGTAGTTGCAACACAACCTACATTAACAAATGCAACAGCTCCATTGCAAACTGTTGCAAATGCAATTTTAACAGCTGAATCTAAGTTAATTCCTTCAGTAAATCCAAATGCACTTGTTAATACTTTCTTGGCAGACGGATCTTCAAACACATTTAGTATTCCTCAACCATATACATTGATAGACGGCGGTGCAAGTACAACTACTGTTGATATTACAGTAGACGACGGCGGCTCAGCTGGTACAGTGTTTGGATCTTTGGATACTATCGAAGATGGTAGTAATGCAAGTTCTGTTGTGTTTACAGTAGCAAAAGGTGACGAATTTATTATTCGTCAAATTACAAGCGACGGATCTGTAACTCCACCAGATGCAGATTATGATACAGCATTAAGCGGCGGCGATACTAGCACACTCAATGGTGTGTATGCTACTGCAACTGGACTAGCAGCCGACGACATTATACTTGACGGTGATAATTTTGTTACTGAAACTTCAAGTCCTGCTCCGGAAGAAGTAGTTCCTGGACAATTAGTTGATACTTTAGCAATTAAAGTTTATGATAAACCTACAGCTGGATCAGCTATGATTAAAGTTGATAATTATTTAGGAGATGGTTCTACAACAACATTTAAAATTAGTCAAACTCCTAACAGTACCGGTGCAGTAATTGTAAAATCTAATGGATTAATAAAAACTATCACTAGTGACTACGATATTGATTATAAAAATAGTAGTGTTGTATTCCATTCAGCACCTGTAACAAATTCTGAAATTAGTATTTTTAGCATAGGATTTGCTGGAGAAAATATACTAGATATTGATTATTTTATCGGTGATGGTACAACAGTAGAGTTTGTCACAAATGCAAAATGGCAAACTCCAGTGAATACACTGATTTATGTAAACGGCGTAGTTGCAAGTCCTCAGATTTTTAAAACTGATCAAACTTATGAATATTCTAATGCAATTGGTTTTAGATTTGCAGTTGCTCCTCAAGCCGATGCATTAATTAATTTTATTATTGTATCTGGAAATCAACCTACTTATACAGTTACTGGAATAGAAACTGTTGCTACTACTAGTGCGACACGTACTTATACATTACAAAATCCAATAGGAAACGGATTACCAAATGAATCAAATATGATTGTACGTGTTGACCAGACAATATTACCAGCACCAGTTAACAGTTATTTTACAATTAGTAGCAACAGATTAAATTATACAATTGATCCTACTAAATTTGTTCCTTATAGTGTAGACATTGCAAATATAAATGTATTAGTTGGTAATGTTGCTTTAGTATTAGGTACAGACTATATTGTTGATTTAGGTGGAATTACAATCAAAATTAACAAAAATGTTTATACACTTTATAAAGGTCAAACATTAATAGTAAGTATAACTTCAACAAATGGTTATACTTATAATCCATCGACACACCAAATAACATTTGCACAGACATATGATAACACACATTTGGTACAAGTTATTGGATCATACCAACATGAATTTTTAGATATAGAAAGAACTACAATTAATGCAAGTAGTACTGCTACTTTAGAACCTAATTCTTCTGCATTCTATTATTATGAAAATGTACAAGGAGGTATTGTACAGTTAGATAGACCTGTATTAAATGATTATTATGTTTGGGTAATTAAAAATAACACACTATTGACACCTGTAATTGATTACAAATTAAATTCTGATTATCAAAGTATTACTTTGGCATCTGATTTGTTATCTTCTGATAATATTACATTGATTACATTCGGTAGCAATATACTAAAACCAGGCATTGCATACATGCAATTTAAAGATATGTTAAATCGTGTAAGTTATAAACGTTTAAGTAAAGCTAAACAAACTACACTTGCACAAGATTTACATTGGAACGATACAGAGATTGTATTATCAGATGCCGCTAATTTTGATTTACCAAATCCATCTGCAAATAAACCAGGCGTAGTAGAAATACGAGGCGAGCGCATAGAATATTTTGCTATTAATGGAAATACATTAAGCCAACTTCGTCGTGGCACTTTAGGTACAGGAGTATACAATGTAAATCTTGCTGGTACTTTTGTTCAAGATATTGGCGGAGCAGAAACTATTCCATATGCTGATAATCAGATTGTTCAACAAGTTATTAGTGACGGAACAAGCACAATTAATTTAGATTTTGTTCCAAAAGATGTAAACGAAGTTGAAGTGTTTGTAGGCGGCTATAACGATGGCGCAGTTTGGGAACCAGGAGCAGTTTATGCGGTAGGTAGTATTGTTAATGTAGGTACATATACATACAGATGTAGAACAGCTCATATTAGCGGATCTACTTTCTTCAGTGCTGTAACTACAGTAACAATAAACTCAGACGGAACAACTACTGCATTGTCGTTAAATGTACCGAATTCAAATGTGTGGAAATTCTTCATTGGTAATATACGTTTGAAGAAGGTTGGATACAGCGCATTTAACATAAACAATGCACCAGCAAGCCCAGAAGGCGATGTTGAATTCTTACCTGATTTTACAGTTGATGGTACTACTGCAAAAATAACATTAACTAATTTATTAAGTTTTGGTACACAAGTTACTGTTATAAAAAATACAGGAACAGCATGGGATAATACCGTAAATATCATGGATGATACTGGAAAAATTAGCGATTTCCTAAGATCTCAACCTGGTATTTGGTATTCAGAGTACAAATAATAAAATTATTAAAATAGCAGATAATGATACTAGATAAATATAAGATAAAGAGAGTTAACTATGCAGACTAAAGACGAAACAGGAATCCACATTGAAGGTCATATAAAAATACATGACCCAGTTTCTAAAGAAATCTATGTTAATAAACGTAATGCTATCCATTACGAAAACATTAGCTTGGCACTAGCACAGAGTTTAGCAGATAGCGGCAATGGATTTGTCTATCAAATGGCGTTTGGAAACGGTGGAACAAGCATAGATCCAACTGGAATTATTACATATCTTACACCAAATACTAGCGGAACTAACGCTAGTCTTTATAATCAAACATATATTAAAGTTGTAAATCAAAATTCAAGTAATAATATAGATCCAAGTAGAAATTTCATTGAAACTAGACACGTTACTGGTACTAATTATACTGATTTGTTTGTTACCTGTTTGTTAGATTACGGCGAGCCTGATACACAAAGCGCATTTGATACTGTAAATTCTAACAATAGTAACTTTGTATTCGATGAATTAGGGTTAGTTGGATATAACTCTAACGGAAATAGCCTATTATTAACACATGTAATTTTTCATCCTGTGCTAAAAAGTCTTAATCGTTTAATTCAAATTGACTATACAGTACGAATCCAAAGTTTAACTGGCTTAGTAGGAGTGTAATAAATGTCATATCAAGTCACTTTTACACAAACAAATAACCCAGACAAGCAACCTATTACTGTTGCTGATGGAACTATTGATAACACTACTAGTTTACAGTTTGTTGGTAAAAATTATGCCGGATACGGACAAATTATTGCTAACGATTTCTTACATTTATTAGAAAATTTTGCTAACGATACCTCTCCAACTAATCCAGTACAAGGTCAACTATGGTTTGACACAGCAAGCGGTGTTAATTTATTAAAAGTCTACGATGGATCGTCTTGGAATCCTGCTGGAAGTCTTAAAAAGTCTGGAACACCACCAGCTGCCGCAACATCTGGAGACTTATGGGTAAACACAAATACAAGTCAGTTATATTTGTATTCTGGAAGTTCTTGGGTTTTAGTAGGTCCACAATTTAGTGCAGGATTGCAAACAGGACCTATTATTGAAACTATCATCGATACTTCGAATATAAGTCATAATATAATTACTTTTTATGCAAGCAGTAGTAGTAATGCAACAACTAGTTATAGAATTGCAATTATTAGTAAAGATACTTTTACTCCAAAAGCCGCTATTGCAGGTTTTCAAACAATCAATGAAGGATTTAATTTAAGTAGTATTGATTCTACTAGCTCAACAAGTTTATCAAGAATTTGGGGAACCGCTCAACAAGCAGATGCATTGTTAGTAGGAAATACCACAGTGGCCGCCGCAAACTTTTTGCGAGGTGATACAACAACTATTGCTAACTACCCAATTAACGTTCGTAATGATGGTGGTATTACTTTAGGTGCAAGTTTAGGATTTAACATTGGTATTACTGGTAACGCTACTGTTTTATATTCTAAAAACAGCGGAAACTCAGTAGAATTTGCTACTAACAATTCTGGAAATGTTATTACTGCTATGCACTTGAGTGCAGATGCTAAACTTGGTATTGGTGCAAATAACGCAAATCCAGTATCGACTTTAGATGTTATCGGTGGAGTAACAGTAAAAGATGATCCAAGTAGCCATGCTATTACATGGACTGCAAATACGCTAGTATCTTTAAATTCTTATATAATTTATAACAGTTATTATTATCAAGTTACAGCCGCAGGTACTACTGGTACTACCGGACCAGTTAATTTATCTGGTTCTGCTACAAATGGTACAGCAACTTTATTGTTTATTGGTAGTGTACCTTCTAGTGCGGTGCCAGGACGTTTAATTATCACAGGAACTAGCGATGTTGGTGCAACAAGTTTAAGTCCTTTTGATCCAGGCGGCGCAAGTATTCAAACTGCTGGTGGCTTGTCTGTAGCTAAACAATCAAGTTTCGGCGATGACATTACTACTTACGGACAAACTTTTATTAATTATTTGGATACTAATGGTAGTCCAGTGGCGGCCAGTGTTATTCAACCAGGATCAGATAGTGCCGCAAACTTATATGACATTGGTACATCTTCAAGACCTTTTAGAAATATCTATGCTCAAGCGTTCCAAGGTAATTTTAGCGGAACATTTACTGGTTCGTTAACAGGAAGCATTACAGGTGCTGCCGCTAAACTACAATCAGCAACAACATTTGTTATTACAGGCGATGTAACAAGTCCTGGAGTTGTATTTGATGGGCAAACTGCTACAGGTACTGTAAGTTTTAATACTAGCATTAACCAAGGTATTATTACTGGTAAAAATGAAGCAACAGATTCTGCACTTAACGATCAATTATTAGTATATCAAGCATCATCTAGTCAACTAGTAAAGATGCAAAAACAAAATTTCTTAAAACACGTTGCTACAGTTCCAGTAGGAGCTATGTTCCCGTTTGCAGGAAGCAAAGCAACAGTACCGACTGGGTATTTGTTATGTGATGGAAGTGAAGTAAAAATCAGTGATTATCCTGGATTGTTTTCTGTAATTGGATATACTTATAAAGCCGCAATTTTATTAGTTGGTTTAAGTACATTTGCATTGCCTGATTTTAGAGGACGCACACCGCTCGGTGCAGATAATATGAACAACGGATTAACTGTTCCAGCTGCCGACGGCTCAGGTATACTTATTAATGCTGGCGGAGGTACTGCTAACCGAATTAGCGATGTAACCGCAGACACAATTGGTGCAAGCGGAGGAAGTCAAACAGTTACATTAAGCCAATCTAACTTACCAGACCATAAACACAGTTTGAATGACGGCGCACAACAATTCTATGCAGTAGGTGAAATTAATCCTGCTTCAGATCCAAATAGTAATGTTAAATCTGGTCGTGGTTTAACTGTAGAATCACAAACTGGACAAGGTTATGGTTTAACTGATAGCGGAAGTGTAATTAGTCCTACACTTGCAACACCGTTCACTGTTTTGCAACCGTACACTACTATTAACTATATAATCTTTACTGGTGTAATATAATGAGTTATTCGATACAACTAACTAACGGAACAACATTAACTGAAATAGTAGATGGAACTATTGATCAGACTACTACCGATTTAACATTAATTGGTAAAAATGCCACGGGATATGGTGTATTTGTTAATGATAACTTTGTACATATATTAGAAAATTTTGCTAATACTAGCCAACCAAACAATCCAATTATTGGGCAACTATGGTTTGATACTACACAAAACAGATTAAAGGTGTATGATGGTACACAATTTAAAGTAACTGGCGGAACATTAATTGGATCAACAGTACCTAGTAGTTTAACTACTGGTGATATTTGGATTAACAGTGCAACTAGTCAGTTATATTTTAATGATGGTGTATCTAATATACTTTGTGGACCTTTGTATACAAGTACACAGGGACAAAGTGGATTTTTTGTAGAAGATATTGTTGATAACAACAAAATTAGTCATACTATTGTATATCTATATTGTGCAGGAACACTATTAGGTATCTTTAGTAAAGATGCTTTTACTCCAGGATCTTCTATAACAGGATTTTCTGGTTCTATAGCAGTTGGATTTAACGCTTCTAGTTTATCAGGACTTGAATTTAATGTTCCAGTCACAGTTGCATCACAATTATTAGATGCCGCAGGATCTACACATACTGCTGATAATTTTATACAAACTACTGGCAATCAAACTATTGTAGGATCGTTAACTGTACAAAATTCAACACCGTTAATCCTTGGACCATTGTCTAATAATGAAATTGATATTGGTACAACATTGTTTCAGTTGAAGTCAAATTCTCCTAATCAAAACTTTGAAATAGCTACTTTAAGTCAGTCTGGTTTAAGTCCTGCAATATTTGTTGAGGCTAGTAGTAAATCAGTAGGTATATTTACAAATAATCCACAGTATAATTTGGATGTTAATGGTAGCATTAACAGTTCAACTACAATTAGCGCGGCAGGAGCAATTACATCAGGTGCGGCATTAACAGGCACAGCATTGAATGTAACAGCATCTTATACTCCTGCAACAAGTTCAAGTACAGGAGTTAGCGGGCAAATTACGTGGGATAGTCAGTACGTATATGTTTGTACAGCTACGAATACTTGGAAAAGAGCGGCCTTAAGCACATGGTAATAAGAGCCAAAATAATGATAAATACTCAAGAATAAGGAACGAGGGCGATGGCATATACTATCAATCACTATAACGGAACGCTTTTGGCAACAGTTGCTGACGGTACCGTTGACGCAAGTACAAATATTAAACTAGTAGGTAAGAATTACGCTGGTTACGGACAAATCCAAAATGAAAATTTTGTTTATTTGCTAGAAAACTTTGCTAATTCTATTCCACCATCTAGTCCACAAACTGGTCAAATTTGGTTTGATAGTGGTACTAGCAAGTTAAAATTCTGGGACGGTAGTCAATTCCGTACAACAGGTGGTGCGGAGATTGGAAGCACAGCACCTAGCGGATTAACTGTTGGTGATTTCTGGTTTGATACAAATACTAGTCAGTTATTTGCATGGAATGGTAGTACATTTACTCTAATTGGACCACAAGCAGTTGCAGGTTCTAGTACAACAGAAATGTTAAGTACAAGTGTAAAAGATACATTTGGTACTAGCCATACTGTAATCGAAGCAGTTGATAACGGGCAAGTTATTTTTATTATTAGTCCAGATAGTGCATTTACCTTAGACAATACTACAAATCCAATTACTGGATTTACACAAATACAACAAGGTGTAACATTATGTTACACAAATAATAATAGTACACCGGGTGTTACAACTAGTGCTCACAGATTCTGGGGAACAGCTACAAACTCAGATCGTTTAGGCGGACTATCAGCCAGCAACTTTGTTCAAGCAGGTTCTGCGGCTTTTAGTACTGTAGTTAATTTTGCAGACGTAGGTTATACAGTTGGTAATCCGGTTGCACGTTTGCGTGTCTTTAACAATAATAGTAGTACTCCTACTATTCAAAATCAATCAAACAACACTATTGTTTTCCAAACTACAGTTGCTAGTTCAACAGTTACTCCAATGCAATTGGTAAATGCTGATGTATTACCAGGAACAACTGCAACTAGTAATTTAGGTAATCAAAATTATCAGTGGTTGAACGTATGGGCAACTACTTTTAACGGTAATGCTACAAGTGCTACCGGACTTGCGTTTAATAACAGCGTTATTACACCAAGTTCTAGTACAAGTCCTAACACAGTTGTTGTTAGAGATGGTAGCGGAAACGTAAATGCAAACATTTTTAATGGTGCAAGTACTACAAGTTACTACGCTGACTTGGCAGAAAAATATTTGCCAGCTCCCGGAGTTCATTTACCAGCTGGAACAGTTGTAAAAGTTGGCGGTCTTGCAGAAATTTGTACAGCAACATATGGCGATAAAGCAATTGGCGCTATAAGTACAAATCCAGGATACATGATGAATTCAGAACTAACAGGCGGACAATATGTAGCACTTAAAGGCCGTATTCCAGTTAGAGTTATTGGTGGTTGCACCAAAGGTGATATGATGGCACCGTACGGAGATGGACTAGCGGCAAGTATGTCTGTAATGTTTAGTGGCGATGATAGTTCTCCAATTTGTTTTGCGATTGCACTTGAGGATTGCGCAAATACAAATGAAACATTAGTTGAATGCATCATACTTTAATTAAGAAGTTATAAAGGATAAGATATGGCTGGTCAAGGTACCCCAATTCGTGCTAGTGATTACAATACAATACAAGCTGCCATTGCAAACGTATTAGGTACTGGATCCGGATCAACTGGCTACGGACAAACTGTTACTAGTAGTTCTGTTTCAGTCGGCGGAAAAATTATAGCAAGTGATTGGGTAAATCTACGCAACGATTTACTAGCGGCTCGAACACATCAAACAGGTAGTGCAAGCGAATCTGGAAATTTAACACCTATAACAACTAATACGCTTGTTAAAGAATCTGATCGTGCGGCTTATTATAACTACTCACAGTTAATTGCCGCAAACGTTAATGCAACACCTCCAACTGGTCCAGTTAGTCAAGCAACCTTAAGTACTTTTAATACAAGTTCTAGATCGACTAGTTGGAACACACAAGTTACTCATACTGTAACTTTACAATTTGCTAATTATAATGCCGCAAGATATTATTTTAATGCAGGTGGACAAGTGCAATTTAGCGCAAGTTTAACAAATTATCCAAGTGATGGTAGTTATGCAAAAAGTCTTGATTGGGCTACATTGCTATCTAACATGGGAACTATTACTATGAACTTGAATAGTACGACTACAACAGGTTCAGGTAGTGCTGCCGGTAGTGTTGGTTTTTATCAACTTAATACAAGTCCGCAATTAATTTTCCAAAAAGCAACTAGTTCACCAACATATACACCGAACCAATATGATGTATATGCAAGTGTAGATGGTACTAATTCTATTGTTACTTTTAGCATCCAATTTAAAGATTTGTCAGCTCCAGGTGGATTTGGTGTAGACGAATACGTGGAAGGTACATTAACTAGTACAGTACAAGGGTATTATGCTACTGGTTCAAATGTATCCGTAACTGGATATTTGCCTAGTGTTACATCTACTGGGCCTTAATTAACCTTTCTAATCTCTTGACAAGATAATTACTGTAGTGTATTATCATATACTACGGAGTTATCTATGGATGAACGAATCGAAAAAGCGATGGATGTTGCTAACTACATGGCAACATTATCTAATCAGCGCAGAATAATATTAGAAGAATATAATCAAAAATTGATATATTACATTAATGGTGCGACATTCAAAATTTCACCAGAATTGATTAATTTTACTAAAACAGTATTAGATATAGGACATGCAGAAGATGTAGCGTTTCTAGATTCTAATAATTTTCCAGTTATTATAAACAATGTTCAGAAATTTTTTGATGACATAACATTAATTTATTTTGAATCTACAAATAACTATGCGGCAAAATATGCAGAAATAAAACGCAAGCGCAAAATATCAGATATTGTTGAACTATGACAACAGGCGCAGTAATTTTTGCACATAACAATAGTTTAATTGACTATATTAAATTAGCAATATTTTCTGCTAATAGGGTAAAAAACTATCTAAAAATTCCAGTTAGTTTAGTCACGGATACTTGGGATTCCGAATGGTTAAAGAAAACTTATCCAGATCATCCTTTTGACCAAATAATAGAAATTCCTGCTCAACAATCTACTCAGCAGAAAAATTTTTATGACGGTAGTTTAGCCAGTAAAAAACTAGATTGGAAAAATGCATCTCGTAGTCAAATATACGACTTAACTCCTTACGATCGTACATTGGTGATTGATAGTGATTATATTATTAGTTCTGATATTTTAAAATCAGCACTGGATAATTCTTACGATTTTCAAATATATAAAAACAGTTTTGATCTAGCAGTAGATAGAGATACAGATGAATTTAGAAGAATAAATCAATACAGTATTCCTTTTTATTGGGCCACCGTTTTTATATTTCAAAAAAATGTAATAACTAAATCATTTTTTGATCTTGTGTTTTATATCAAATCAAATTGGTCGTATTTCAGACTACTATATAATATTGATAACACTATGTATAGAAATGATTTTGCTTTTAGCATTGCTATACATATCATGAATGGTAAAACCGATGGTGAATTTGCTATCGAGCTGCCCGGAAAAATGACGTATTGCACAGATACAGATATATTGATAGAAATAGTCGAAGACAACATAAAAATTTTAACACAGAAAAAAGATTTTCTTGGCGAATATATCTTAACAAAAACATCAGGCTTAGATTTACATATTATGAATAAAATTAGTCTTGGTCGATTTATAGACGGAGGTTCTGGTGTCTAAAGGTTTTTTAGTTTTTGCACAAAATACTAGCGATGTTGACTATGTGCAACAAGCCTACGCATTGGCACTAAGTATCAAATATAGTCAAAAAACAATTAAAAATATTTCGTTGGTTACATCAAGCAATGTTCCAGACGAATATAAAGATGTGTTTGATCAAATAATTCCAATTCCTTGGTTTAAAGAAGTAGTCGATAGTCCGTTGCAAGCAGAGCATAGATGGAAGTTATATCATGCAAGTCCTTACGACGAAACTATTGTTTTAGATGCAGATATGTTGTTATTAGAAGACATTAGTTTATGGTGGAATTATTGTAATAACTATGATATTAGATTTTGTTCTAATATCAAAAATTATAAGTTAGAAACAATTTTACAAGACGTTGTACATAGAAAAACGTTCATAGAAAATAATTTAACTAACCCGTATTTTGCTTTACATTATTTTAAGAAAACAGATACTGCACATGAGTTTTATAAAGTGCTAGAGTTTGTTGTTAATAACTGGGAATTTTGTAGAGGCACGTTTGCTCCAAACGAACCGCAATCTTGGATTAGCATGGATTTAGCTACTGCTATTGCTATTGAAATATCTGGAATGGATGAAATTGTAAACGATGTTTTAAATCCTTTTAGTTTTATACATATGAAACCAGGAATACAAAGTTGGAAAACAACACCAAGTAGTTGGAAAAATTTTGTAAATTATGTGTTAAACAAAAAAGGAGAATTCGTAGTCGGTAATATTAAACAAGGAAAGTTATTTCATTATGTAGAGAAGGATTTTATTAATCCTAAATTTATTAAAACATTAAAGGAGTTAGTGGATGGCTCGTAAAAAACTACCTCCCTCATTTGAATTGCCAAAAGAAACGTATTATGCTTATTACGATAAAATTTCTAAAGTATTGTTAGCAATTACAAATGAAGTACATCCAGAATACACAGATTTTTTAGAAGTTGATTTTAATACTTATGAAAGATTAGTATCTGGCAAGGAAAAATTTAGTGACTATTTGTTAGGGCATGTTAAAGAAGAAGAAAAAACAGTTTTAAAATTAATGCCTAAATTAGAACATGCGTATCATTTTAAAAATACCATGCTTGAAATTATAGTAGACGATGTGACTAAAAACACTGATCTAATAGTAGAGTGGAATAATGTTAATAAAGAATGGAATTTTTTCTTATCACAAGAAGGTAAATCTAGATTAGCACAAAGAACTACTGATTCGAAAATATTATTTTTTGTAATATTGGAAAGTGACTACAACTTTTTAATCAGAACAATAGATATAAATTCTAATGATTTAGTTACAAAATATTGTGTAGGAATTCCATTTACTACTGATATAGAAACACAGTTAGATAAGATTAGCATAGCTACAAAATTAATATTTGAAAGCTATGGATTAAGGAAAATAGATGAGTAATATTATAAAAATTATTGAACAAGATATCATTTTTCTCAGTTATAAAGAACCCAATGCTGAAAAAAATTATGCAGACTTATTAACTAAAGTGCCCTGGGCTAAACGAGTAGATGGAGTAAAAGGCAGTGATGCGGCACACAAAGCCTGTGCGGCATTAAGTGAAACAGAATATTTTGTTACAGTAGATGGAGATAATATTATTGATCCAAAATTTCTTGAAATAGAAATAGAACTCGATGGTACTAATTTTACAGAAGAAAATGTTTTTAGTTGGTGCGGTAATGTTCATGTTAATGGATTAAAATACGGTAACGGTGGATTAAAACTATGGACACGTAAATTTGTTAATGAAATGCGTACCCATGAAAATTCAGATCCTAATGATGTAGAAAGCAAAGTAGAATTTTGTTTTGATCAACGCTATTATCAATTTAACGAATGTTATAGTGATAGTTTTACTAATGCAACTCCCGAACAAGCATGGAGAGCAGGATTTAGAGAAGGTGTTAAAATGTGTCTAGTCCAAGGTGCAAAAGTAGACGACTTGATTAAAATTTGGTGGCAAAACTATCACAGATTATTAATATGGTGCTCTGTAGGAGCAGACGTAGAAAACGGCATTTGGAGCATCATGGGTGCAAGAGAGGGTTGTTATAAAACAATGTGTACTGATTGGGATTATGCTAATGTTCGAGACTTTGACTGGTTATCGGAATATTGGGAAACAACTCACGCATTAGCAGAACCGGCTGATATGACCAAATACATTAATTTTTTAGCACAAGAGCTTAGAGAAAAATGTAAATTAGAAATAGCAAATTTAGATCCTGCTGGCAGTCGTTTTTTTAAAACTGTCTATAATAATGTTCCTAGATCGGTTAGAAAGAAAGTGTAATGTACGATATTATATTCATTAGTTATAATGAAGTATACGCAGATCAGAATTTTGAAAAGCTAACAGAACGATTTCCTTTAGCTAAAAGAGTTCACGGAATCCAAGGAATACACCAAGCTCATATCGTAGCCGCTCGTAAATCATTTACAAAAATGTTTTGGGTAGTGGATGCCGATGCTATAATATTAGATAATTTTAATTTTGATTACGAAGTTCCTGAATGGGATTTAGATGTAGTTCACGTATGGCGCAGTTTAAATCCTATTAACAATCTAAGTTACGGATATGGTGGTGTTAAACTACTCCCAAAAAAATTAACTATGGATATGAACACAACTACTATAGACATGACTATGAATATTAGTAGTAAATTTAAAGCCATAGATGAAACTAGTAACATTACAGCATTTAACACAGATCCATTTAGTACATGGCGTAGTGCATTTAGAGAATGTTGTAAATTAGCAGTAATTAATAACGAAGAATCTTTAAATAGATTAGATGCTTGGTGTCAGTTAAATGATAATGCCGAATATGGATTATATGCCTATTTAGGAGCATTACAAGGCAAAGAATACGGAGAAAAAAATGTCTCTAACTTAGAGGCACTTACTAAAATTAATGATTTTGATTGGTTAGCAGTTCGTTGGCTAGCGGAAAAATCTCAGCTATCACTTTAGCACAAGCTATTGCAACTTCCTGGTGTTCTTTTTGCGTTCCATTTGCACTACGCAATTCAATAAAATGAATCCAGCTACGTAGTGTACCATTCATATACAATCTACTTTCAATTAATCCTTCTGGTAGTACAGCACGAGCCTGCTCTTTAGCAATGCCTTTTAATATAGCCCATTCGTATGCTTCACGTGATTGTTTAATTACTAACTCTTGCATACGTTCCCATTGATAAGCAAGAAAACGATCCTCATCGTTATTATAAACATCTAATTCTATACTATTTTGTCTATTCTTGAGGTCTTGTTTTCTGGCACCTCTAAGTACAAAATTGAGATCCTTCGTCGGGTCAGCATAGCGTTGGCTAAACTCTTGGAAACTAAAACTTCTGTGTCTAAGGATTTGACGGGCAATGTCTCTAGTTGTTGTAATTTCAATGCAAGCTGAGACCATTTCAAGAGGGCTCCAGTGCTGGTGTTTAATGAGGTACTTGATAAGCTTCTCACTAGTTTCTGTGTTGAGTTGATTGCTTGGGTTTGAGACTCTTGCGCAGTAGGCAATAAGTTCCTGGGCGTCAGCGATTCCCATGCTAGCAAATTCTTCAGTTGGCTGGCTGTAACTAAGTAATCTAACATTCATTTTAATTCGTCGTAGCTTTCTAATTTAAGTGTATAGCTAATAACTATACGTTTTTTTGAAGTTGGCGTATGCCCTGTGTGGAAATATCTACCATCAAACAATGCAAATCGATTTGCTTTGTATTCGATTTTATCAATAACATTTTGTCTGTTTTGATCGAAGAAGTATGTATCGCCATCGCTATCGTTTACATACTGAAGTAAAACTAAATGTGGATATTCGAAATCAACATGTATAGTGTTTAATTCATTTTTGCCAGTTGGCATTTGCATAAAAGGTCGTATTTGACTTATTTTAATAGGGCCAGTGTAGTTAAATTTTTCAGATAACAAATATGGAACTGCACTAAAAATATTAAAGAATGGACTACTTGGATTTCCAACAGGGCAACATAAGCTAAGAGTAAATCCTTCTGTTATAACACCGTCAGGTTTTTCAGGAACGTACCATTTATTATCTAATACTAACCAAGGAAAATCAGTAAGCATTAATTTTTCTAAATAATCTGCATATCGTTTAGGTAACCCATCGTCGATAACTTGCGTAGCAAACATTACAATTTTTTCCTCTTCAAAAATTTTTGAGTACTTTTTTCAATATCTCTTTTCACTTTATGTGTATCTAGTTTAAAATCAATATTATCTATTTTAGACTCGTAGGTTTTACAAAGCTCGGAAAGATTCTTTTCAAAGGCTTCCCAACCACCGGCTTTAGTTTTTTGTGTTATTCTTATTTCCCAAGTCTTGCCATCTTTAAAATTGATCAATACCGTGTGAAGATACCCTAGAGGTACGACATTAAGACGTACATCTTCGAAAACTTCAGGCCAATGTGCGATGACTTCTTTGGGAAGATATCTTCCCGTTTTAGTCATTACTTGGCTTTTTTGGTAGGAACCAACTCCTCTGCTTTGCGACGCATTTCGGCAGCTTGCTTACTTAAACGATCTGCCTGACTACGATAGAACTTTGCTTGATCTTCTGGGCTAGCATTTTCTGCAGGTGCTGAAACTTCTACAGTTGCAGTTGGTTTAGCACTAGATTCAGCTTTAATCGGTGTGTCGATTTGTTCTACATCTTCAATACGACGAGCTTCTGATTTTTCAGGAGTGTCTGCTTTAACAGATAAATCATCGATTGCAACACCACGTTGTTCAGCAATAATTTGATTTAATTCAGACAACAAAATACCATAAGATGTATTTGGTGTCATTTCAATATCGCTTGTTGGCGCTTTAATTAAACGACCGTTGGCATGTAACCAGCGTAGCATGTTACTGCCATCTGGAAATTGATTACGATCCAATGCATCTGCAAATTCGTATGAATCTTGACCGCTACCACTTTCTACTAGATTGATAATAGAGTCATGATAAATGTCGGGCATATTTTCTGTTGGCACAATCAAACAATGATGTGCATCTCCAGGCAATGTACGATATGCTACTAAGCATTTCTTATTAGTAGCTTTTACACGGCCTACGTGTTTAATTTCGGCCATATTAAGCTCCTGTGCCTGGATTAGCGGCTTTTTGTGCTTCTGCTTGTTTAGCTACATTAGTTAAAAATGCATCCAACTTAGTATATGTTTGTCCAACTGCTACCATTTCATTTGGCTTAAATGCGCCACGTGAGCTAGCAATATCAATAATAACTTTTAATGCTTGCAAGTCGTTAATGGTTAATTCATTTGGATTTTGCGCTTGTTCTGTAGTAGAATCAGCGGCTGGGGTTTGTTGTACATCGTCAGTCATAGTGTCTCCTTAAAGTACTAATATAATTATCTGGTCTGTAATAACGGACAGGCAATTGTGAAAAAACTTAGTTCTTTTTCAGACTCGAACCCAATGCGAGTGTTGTACACTAAAGTATTGGTATTATCGAGGGTAATTCCCTGTCCTATATAATACCTATTATTTAGATTCTTGCGGATCCAGTTATCCACAGATTTGATTACAGTAGGGTTGTACTTGTCTATTGTAGTATATTTAAAATGCGGACAAGCAAACTCAACCCTACGTAAACCGTAATAGTCTAAAGGATTGGGTTTGCCATTTTTTAAAGCCATTACGCATGTTCCTTAACTTGCTCGTAATAAGCATATTCGCCGAATGGTGGAACAATCTTATCGTTACCGTGGATAATGAATACTGTATCACAGTAGTTTTCATCTCCCCAACTACCCCAAGGATAACCGTCAGTAAACATGATAAACTTTTTAGGTTGGATATCATTGTCCTTCATGTATTCCCAGTTAGCATCGAACTCAGTTCCGCCACCACCCATTGGCTCGTATTCATCAAATTCGTCCATTGAGTAGCCATCGTAATCTTGCTCATTGTAAACTTTAGTATCAAAGCACCATACTTTAATCTTAAAGTCTCTGTACTCTTGCATAATACCCTTAATTTCTGTTAAGAAGTCTTTTGCTTGTTCGTCGCCAATAGAACCTGACATGTCGATTGCAACACAGATATCAATTGTTTCTTGAAACTGTTGTCCCGGCAAAATTGCATTCATATGCCAACCCTTACGGTTAGGACGTATAAATGTAAAGTCATTCTTAATAGTGCTTTGGATTTGTTGACGCAAAATTTCACGCCAATTCATCTTAGGCTCTGTTAAATCCTTAATCATTCGTTGTACACTTGCAGGAGTATTACCTGCACCCGCGGCCTGTGCGGCTTGCATTGTAGCTTCACGAATTTCATCACGGATTTGTTTTAGCTCTTCTTTAGAGTATTTAGGTTGTCCGTCTTTGCCGTTCTCGCCCCAGTCGATGTGATCGTCTAGTAGCTGACCCAATTGATTAAGTTCTTCCTCGTCCATTTCGTCGAAGATTTTATCATAGACTTCTTCCGCACCCATTCCATAGTATTTCTGGTCATGGAAGATTTGAATGCCTTCGATAACGTGGTCACCAATTCTGTCACGTACCAATTGTCCGTTTACGCAATAGTCTGCGGCAATATTAAAAATGCGTGGATTACGACTTTCGCGACGACTCATGTGATCAAATACATTATGCAAAATTTCGTGTGCAATAACAAATTCAACCTGCTTAACTGACAAGGGTTCAAAAAATTTGCGATTAAAATAGATAGTGCGTCCGTCTGTTGCGGCAGTCATCATCCATTCACTGCCTTCTTCGATTTTTAGGCGAGTAGCCATATTACCAAAGAAAGGATGGCGAAGTAGTAGACCCACACGGGCTACAATAATTTTGTCGATAATTGGATCTGTATGTGACATTGTATTCCTTTCCTATATGTATATATTATAACACCTCCCGAAGGAGGTGTCAAATAGCCCTAAACCAAATTATTTTTCAGTTGCGGCGCTAATATACTTACCGTATTTGGCATGGAAATCATCAAAACATTTGATTTCGTCTGGATCCAATGGCAATTTATATTGGCTAAGAGCAACCTTAGTACCCATAATAACCAATTCTGTTTCGAAGTTATTCATCATAAATTCGAAGAAGTTATTAACTTGGTCATTCCAGTTTTTAGCATTTTTATCGCAAGAATCCTTCAACTCGTAGCACAAACTAATAGTAAGTGAGTACATAGCTGAAATTTCTTTAGAATCCATCTTTTTAACCTTGCCTGACAAGATATCGCTTGGATTAGGCATCTTTGATGCAACTTTACGGTGAGCCATAAAGCTAACTGCCAAACCTTCACCAACAGAACCTGATACCAAGTCTGTAAGTGTATCAACATCTACATCATCATCTGTAAGCAATTCGCTTACGAACGACCAGCTACGGGGAGTAGCAAACGCACGGCTTGAGCTTTTTGGATCAAAATCGTAGAGGGATTTTTTGCTAAAAGACAAGAAACCAATTACATCCTGATGAATCTTGTTTTCGACAGCCCACTCAAAATAGTCATCCCAATCAACTTGCATTTCCAAGTGAACAAAACGATTAGCCAACGGTGCAGGCATACGGAATGTAACACCTTTGTCAGTTTCTCGGTTACCAGCCGCAACTAGCACTACATTGTCTGGCAAGTGATATGTGCCAACACGACGATTCAAAATTAGCTGATATGCCGCCGCTTGTACAGCAGGAGCCGCAGAGTTCATTTCGTCCAAGAACAAAATGATATTCTTGTGTTCTTTTGCCATTTCTGCACTTGGCAATTCTGACGGAGGAGCCCAACGCATTGTACCATCGTTGGAATCAAAATATGGAATACCTTTAATATCTGTAGGTTCCCAAAGGCTCAAACGAACATCGATTACATGAGCATCTGTCTCAGTACCGAGTTGTTTGATAATGTCTGATTTGCCAATACCTGGAGGACCCCAGAGGAAGATTGGACGCTTGTTTTTAAAAGCCTTACGTAGAGACTTTTTAGCACCACTAGGGCCTACTGTACGACTAGCAATTTCTGGCATGTTGTTTCCTATCTTAAAAAAATGTTATTTAAAATAACGCTGTGTAAGTATGTATTGTATAGGAAACTGCTATCTATGTCAACTGTTATTTGTAGTTGCGAGTTCTTTTTCTCGCTCATTCATTGCTTTAATAATGCCAAATTTTCTAATGTCGTCTGAAAACAACATTAGTTCAAAACCCTTGCGTTCTGAAAAGACAGTGATTGACATTGGAGTTAGGTAATATGGGCAATCCACATACCTTTCCAAAAATATAATTGTTTGGGGACTTAATTCAATTGTTTCGGTAAATGGAATCTCGTACTCTTTCAAATCCAATTCTTTTACCAAAAATTCGTAACCTTCGTCACTTAGTCTGAAATTGGTTTGTTTACCAGCTCTAGTACTTTGCCACCATTTACGACTAAACAACTTAACATTCACATCGTCTGTTGTCTTGCCCCATTGCTGTAAAAATATCTTAGTAAGGGCATCGCGTGTTATCATTTTATTACTGTACCTTGCGTTAACATGACAACCTGAAAATCGTCTGTATTAAACGTTTGATTTAATTTCTTTGCCAAATTATGTGCATGGCCAGGATTTGAAAAAGAAACTTTTTTATATTTTGGTCCAGGGTAGCTGGTAAGACTATTAAAGCTCTTAAGATTAAAAGGCTCGTTTTTATAGAACACGGCCCAAATCGCTTCGGCTTCTAGTATCTGTTCTGCTTTGTATGTTTTCTTATTAACATGCTCTAGCAGTATTTTAGGCTTTGGTCTTGACATAATGCGTATCCGAGTAAAGTACGCATATATTTAGTCTTATTTGTCTTCAAATCCGCCACCGTCTAATTCGACGGTAACTACCTCTGTTTCTATACTTTGTTTAAGCTGATTATACATACTTTCGTAATCTTGTATAAGTTTATCCTGCATTTCGCTTAAAGCCATACTAAGCAACCGAGCTTGTTGAATAGGTATTTTTAATTCTTTTGAATTCGAAAGCTCGGCAGCTCTGAGTATTTGTACAAA